TCTAAACTTGTCGCCTGACTCTGAATTGAAATGACTGTCGTCTAGCCCAAAGAAGTCTGCCAGAATCTGTCGACCATTTAGTTTAGCATAGTTGCTAAATGTTTCGCGGTCTTTTATTCCCAATTCACCGAGTTTACTTACGAATGATTGAAGCTTCTCTCTGCCTTGATTCAACGCATCATGACGCGCTTCTGGCGACAAGTTAAAGAACTTGTCCGATAACGCCATCATTCTAGAGTTGCCATACGATTTAACGTCTTTCTTATACGGAGTAACCTTCTCTTGCGTAGGCCGAATGTCGGGAACTTCTTCTATCTTCTTAATACGTTTCTTTACAGGAATTATCTTATGCGTACGAGGTTTCGCTTCCTGGTAAATGTATTTGTATCCACCCGTTGGAAGGGGAATACGTCGAATGTATTTGTGTCCAGGACGTTCAGCGCCCTTCATCGTCTTTATCAAAACAATATTCATTCGATTCTCTCGTCAGAAGTCTTCAATTTAGTTTATAAATTAAGCCTCTTGACCCGTCTTTCGTGCTGATTTGAATACATTTGCACCTTTTTTAGAAATGAAAATGGTTGTGTCGGGACATGGCATAAAAATCGCTCGGAGAGGTTTGAAGAATTGAGCAATTAAAAAGAGAAATGAATAGAAGATGCCTATCGCATACCGGTCGCGCTTGTCGAGGGCGCCCTTAGGAGCTGGAAGGACCCACATTCTGCGCTGTCTAGCATCCATATTAGACTACCTTGTTCTTAGTAAACGTAGTACCGTCGTCACTCAACGTAGCGGTGCCTAAAGCTGAACCGTTTTCCTTATACATCGTTTCAAGTGTACTTGTTGCAGTCCTCTTACTTGCCAGATATTGAAAGATAAACTCGATTTTCTCTTGTATCGTTCCACCCGCAGCAGGAATCGATTCTAATTCACCCATTACATTATTATCAAATGCTATTACTGAGCCTGCACCATCAACAGCCTCTTCTATCCATGGACCACCAGCTGGAATATCAGCATCGGTCATGTAGAGACTCTCTAGTGTGTCGCTATCTGCATATTCAAAAAGAAGGACTTTACAGTTTGCATTTAAAACTGCAACCCATGTCAGAGTAGAAAAATCCCAGTACTCGCCATTACTATTCTTTAAACGCGCATAAACAGTAGTATCACCTAAGCCTTTGGTCATTCTAACAAAAAATAGCATTCTAACCTCTCACTGCCTCGATAACTCGATCTGCAGTCACAAACACCCTGGGATCGTAAGTCAATCCATCCCAAACCCAGAATTGATTTTCACGTAAATATTTTCTAGCCTTAAGCAGATTTTTGTTTTCTCTATAGCCAAACACATTTGGATCTGACAAACCCCAAATAGCAATGCCCGGTTTTCCCACTAGATGAGCTAGATGTCCAAGAAAATTATCGACTGCTATCCACGTATGACACTCGGGCTGTAGAAGCATCTTTTTAATAATTTTTAATGGAAGATTCGTTCTAAAATCATCCACCAATTGCTTTTCACCAGTAACGCCTATTTGTATTATGTCATAATCGTCTTTGAGGCCTTTGATTACTTCTGGCCAATATGGGTAGTTCTTGGGATTGTAAGATTTATCTCTTAGCATCCTCGACCACGGACTAATTAAGATAAAGTTCTTCATAGGCCTTCAACATGCTCCTTTTCCAATTATATTTCGTCATCCATTCATATACGCCATTCTCTTTTATACCAAACGAAGCAGCTTCACCTACTGGTCTAAATACAATATTTTCGAAACCCTCAAAGACTTCTCCAAAAACACAGAATAGAACTAAAGTCTTGCATCTCTTTAACAACTCTGGTATAATGTTCGCAAACATTAGATGATCGCCTAAGCCATGCGATAGTGCTATCATCTTATAGCCCCATTTTTGAAGTTCGGCTCTGAATATTTCCTCATCATGCTCCCAAAGCTTAGGATCTTTTTCTGTTCTGATTCCTCCCTCGGGGTTTCTATAGTGATATGTAACTGCTGACCGATCCACTAGAAGCTTATAGCCAGCTTGAAACAGCCTGTGCGAGAAGATTGTTTCTTCTCTATGTGCCACTGTTGAGAGCTCCATACAATAATCAACTATATTCGTACGATATAAGAACGAACTATAGAGATGTTCTACCTCAACAACGCCCTCTCCCTTAGCCCATTGTATATTGGGTAGTCGGTTTACATCAAGAAGCTTTATACCATATTTGTCTGATTTAGCTTCTCCTCCTGGTGTTATCACAGAACCTGCAACTGCACCAACGCCCTCTTTCATGTGTGATAAGAGCTTCTCTAAAACATCTGGCATTGCAATTGTATCATCGTCTAATCGCCATACGAACTTATAGTCTGAAGTATTAGCTCGCTGATGTGCATGATGCTGACCCACACCCGCAGTAAATGCCACTTGCCACTTTATACCAACATCGTCTAGTGTCTTGAAAAAATATTGATATATTGGGATTTCTCTAAGATCCTTGTGCTCACCATCGTCGTAGATAACCAACATATCAGGCTTTACAGTCTGAGAAATAACCGATGCAATGGCTAAAGGCAGAGTTGTAAGATAGCGACCCTTAGTCGGAATAGCACAGAGAACTCTACCTGCTTTCTTTGAATACTTATCTACTAAAAACTTCGTATTCCTCACCACGTTCGCGAGATGATTTGGATCATCATGAAGCGTGCCTTCACCTTTGTGATAAATAGGCACAGAGCCTGAGTTTGTGCTACCGTCTGGAGTGCGGCCAGCATAGTATCCCGCAACAGCCATTTCGTAGCCTTCTTCTTCAGCTCTAATACAAAAGTCTGTATCCTCACCCTGACCTTCTAAGAAGCCCTCATCTAATAAGCCAATCTTTTCAAAGAGCTCACGCTTTATCATTGCACAGAAGAATACGATGAACTCTCTCTCAACACAAGGACTAAGATTCTTGAGAGGGCCGACTATACCCACCTTAGAGTTCTTTTCAAACTGTTCAATATGTATGTTTATTAGAGCATCTTTCTCTTGTTCTAATAAGAACGTATCGTTATTAAGAAGGAGAATGTATTCTCCAACTGCTATTTTTATACCTTCATTATACGCCTTTGGAAACCCTAATGGCGAATCGAACCAAAGAAGCTTAAAGGGCTTTCCAAGAGATTCTACATACTCTCTTGTCCCGTCAGTACATCCGTTCGCCACAATGATGATTTCTTTATCATCAAGATTGCAGTATTTTATAATTGATTCGCAGCAAGGTTTTAAAAGATCGTCTAAATGATTCAGAGTACCAATAACTATTGAAACCTTTTTACAATATCTGTCGTACAGAATCTTTATGTTGCGTTCATACGTTAGACCCCAGTTTGGAATAAGAGAGGTATCATTAACAGTTGCTTCGCCCTTATGATAAATAGGCACAGATCCGATAATCTGTCCCTCGGAGGGGCTATGTCCTGTCATTTCTCCTGCAACTGCTAATTCATAACCGGCATCTTCAGCTTTTATGCAAAAATCTATATCCTCAGAGCTACCTGCAGCAAAAATTTCATCCAAGTAGCCTATCTTATCAAAGACCTCTCTCTTAATCATTGTACAGAAAAAGATAATGAAATCCCTGTTGAGCGCCTTTATGCGAGACTTGATAGGACCAACAATACCGACTTTGGGATTTTTTGTAAAATGCTCAAGATGCATATTGATCAATTGATCTATGGGTTGATCTAAGAAAACGACGTCGTTATTTAGAAGTAAAATATATGAATTTTTAGCTACTTTTACGCCCTCGTTATAGGCTCTAGTAGCGCCAAGTGGTTCATCAAACCAAACGAGCTTAAATGGTGCACCGAGAGACTCGACATACGCTCGAGTACCGTCTGTGCATCCGTTAGCAACTACAATAACCTCTTTATTCTCTAAATAACAGTATTTCTTAATAGACTCACAACAAGGCTTTAGACAATCTTCAAGATGATTGTATGTTGAAATAACAATTGATACAGAATTTAAATCAGTTACCTTTTTCTTAATTTCGTTATACCATTTAGAATTATATTTTTTACCCAGTCTATATGCATTTTGAGTTATAATCTGAGCTACATTTTCCATTGCCCTAACGGTAACACCAAAAAGATGATGAATGGGAAGTGTAACAGCTTTTAATTTATAGCCTGCATTTGTCGTCCTTATGCATAAGTCTACATCTTCACATGTTCCGTCTGCAAAGAGTACATCGAACTCACCAAGTTCATCGAAGAGACTCTTTCGCATCATCGTACAATAGAATTTTACATAATTTACATCAGCATACAGATTATAAGACATCTCGGGACCAACAATGCCCATTTTATGATTCGCTTCAAACTCTGCTATAAGGAGATCAATTGCATTATTCTGTAGAAAAAAGCAATCGTTATTTAGAAATAAAAGATACTCGCCTCGAGCTATTTTTGCTGCGGCATTAACAGGTATGGCAAATCCCGGTTTATCAAACCAAACCAGCTTAAAGGGAGAACCTAGAGACTCAACATATTCTCTTGTACCGTCTGTGCATCCGTTTGCGGCAATAATAACTTCTATGTCATTAAGATTGCAGTGTTTCTTAATTGACTCGCAACAAGGCTTTAAGCAATCATTAAGATGATTATAAGTTGCAATGATAATAGATACTGAAACTTTATCGAGCATGTCTCGTTGAATAGTATCTTTTACGTCTTTTGGGATTGCTTTATACCATTCAGAATTATACCGCTTGCCTAGCATGAATGTATTACGAGTCAATACAGTGCTTAAATTGGGTATCTCTCTAACGGTAGTACCTAGACGATGGAAGACTGGAAGAGGTACAGATACAAGCTCATAGCCTGCATCAACCACTTTTACACATAAATCTACATCTTCACAGGTGCCGTCTCTAAAAGATTCATCTAAACCACCGAGTTCATCATAGAGGCTCTTTCGCATCATAGCACAGAAAAATGCTAAATAATGCCTGCCTGCGTATTCGTTATAAGAAAGCTCTGGGCCGTTAGGACCTATTGGGCCGTCTGGACCGACAATACCAATCTTAGGGTTTGTCTCTAGTTTATCTAAAAGAAGCTCAATTGCGCCTTCGCCTTGGAAGAAACAATCGTTATTAAGAAACAGAATATATTCGCCCTTCGCTATTTTCACTGCATCGTTGTTTGGTTTAGCAAAGCCAGTGGGTTTATTTGCCCAAACTAGCTTAAAGGGTTCGCCAAGAGACTCGACATATTCCTTTGTTCCGTCGGTACAACCATTAGCCGAGATAATAACTTCTTTATCTTCTAGATTTACATACTGTTTGATTGCTTCAATACACGGTTTTAGGCAATCCTCTAAATGATTCATTGTTGGGATAATAATGCTAACTTTCATAGTTTTGTTTCGCTCCTCTCATAGTGCGAGTCTTTATCCAAGCTCTAAACTCTAGCTCTAGTTCTCTGAATTGCTCTTTTGAAAGCCATTCTGTATCTATAGTACAACCGCCAGTTCCGTCCTTTGAAACTTGAAAATACTGGCTATAGTCGTATGACATATTAGTAATGCCATACCACTCAGGATTATCCGCAACCTCGGTGCCAGGATATGGAACAAAATTGGAAACAAAGTATTGGTCGGGGTCTGATTCTTCTATGAATCGCTTTGTTTCCTCTATTGTTTCTCTAGTCTCTCCTGGGAACCCTATCATAAAGAATGCCCGAGAGACAATGCCATGTTTCTTAGCCCATTTGATAACGTTATGATTGTCTTGAACCTTTATTTCTTTTCTCATGCGGTCTAGCATGTATTGTGAGCCAGACTCAATTCCCCAAGCTATTTGACCACATCCGGCTTCAGCTAGTTTCTCGTAAGTCTCTTCTATATCGTAGCCAGCTCTGCCCATACAGCGGAATCTAAAGCTCAACTCTTTCACTGATTCAAGTATCTTGAAGAGTCGAGGACGATTCATTGTAAAAATGTCATCCTGAAAGTTTAGCCTGTCAATACCAAGTTCGTTTTTTATGTGACGAAAATGTCTTTCGGCTGTGTCAGATTCCATCATGTGGTATCTGCCGTTGATGTTATGCATCTGTGCTAGTCCACAAAAAGAGCATTTGAATGGACAGCCTCTCGATGTCAAGAAGGGAACCGAGGGTTTTCCGTCTATTAGCCTTGAATAGGACTCTAAATCAACTTTATGGAATGCAGGGAACCTAAATAAGTCCACTGGCGCTTGCCTACCACATAAATCCAGCATGGGACCTTCACCATAGCCTTGAACCACCTTGTCGGCATACGGAAAGTCTTGCGGTCTGACTGTTGCGTGAGCGCCTCCGACAATCACTTTAGCCCGAGGGTTAGATGCTTTACATTGGGACGCTATCTGCTCAGTTATGTCCAATGTCGCAATGTAAGACGTTATTCCATAGACATCAGCGAAAGGAATCGTCCAATCGCTCTGCCCAGATAAATCAAGCACATCTACATTGATACCATTCGCCTCTAAATGCGATGCGATATACAAAAGACCCATTGGAGGGTCGAGTCTATCATCAGTTGAGTTCGGATGCGGTGGATGTATTAGCAAAACTTTCATACATAACTCCAGTTGCAGTATTGACTAGTCCATTATATCATACTAAGCCAACAATAATGCTTTAGCTTCTTCTTTTGTAATATCTAGCCCATATCTCGTCGTAGAGCGCTATTCTATTCCGTGGATATAGCCGGAGGCCCTAGCGGAACGGTCTTGAGGGTTGCCAAGGGTGTCGCAGACTTTTCACATATGACGTTGTTCCCGTCAACGTAGACCAACCTCGGGCCGGCGTAGTCGCCCTTGTCGTCAATCTCAAACGTCGCAATAATTATGACATCACCTGGGTTGATTCGCCTGGCGGCGGCACCATTCATCTGAATACTGCTCTCAGTTCCAGTAATGGCGTAGGTAATAAGTCTATTTCCATTGGTGACGTCCCACACGTAGACCTGTTGAAACTCGACAATCCCAGCGGCTGCCATGAGTGCCGGCCCAATGGAGATGCTCCCCTCGTAATTTATGTCGGCCGCTGTGACCGTAGCACGATGGATTTTACTTGCAAGAACTGTTTTTAACATTTATCTCTCCTCGCTTTTCTTGTTGATTACTACGCCTTTTGGCCACCAAAGCCATTGGCGGTTTTCCGAAAGGTGCTCAGCGCATATCTTTATTGGCACGTAACCAGTTGACTGTTCAAAAGCTATGCACAAAAGCGTTATTTTATCGTCATAGGCAAAATCGCACGAAACCTTCCACGGGTCTCCTTCAAGAAACATGCACGACCCCTTGCACAGCGAGATCACCGGACAGTTCGGACAATCAGGTCTTTGAGACCAGTGAGTCGATGTTTTTAACCTCACGTCTTCTAGCGCGTCCATGGCGCCAATCAGGTGCGACTCTCCGTTCGGAGCTATTGCTGCCGAAGAAACGTTTTGACACGTCAGCACATTGCCCTTTAAATCAATGACAATGTTGTGACACAAGTCCATACCACATCGTTGACAAAAATTTACGACGGCGGGGACGTCGCTGTTTTCCCAATTAACCCTCGCAATGTTATCACACATCATAGCTTGCGCACTGCAGTGTTTCCCGACCTTTTCTGGAAAACGAAACTCAGCCCACATTCTGCGCCTAATCTCGAAATGTTCCTCGGGTTCTACATCCAAAGAATCCAAACTGTTTTCGTTATGTGCAGTGATAAACCCCATTTCGCCGCTAGGAAGAAATGTCCGCGGAAATTCTTTTTCAAAAAAATCTATTACTTCTAGCCGTGAATAGTGATCCTTGTTAAAAACAGTGTTGAATGAAAATCTCCCCTTTGGTAGAAGTTTATCAAACAAATACTTGATTACTCCTTTTTTATCCTTGAGCGGATCTCCGCCCCTCTTGTATTGTCCAGGACCATCGTGAGAAACAGCAACTATAAAATCTAAATTAACCAGCCAATCTACGATTTCGTACGTAAGCAAGGACCCGTTTGTGACCATAAAAAGATCAGCGTCTCTGTGCCTAAATCTGATGGCTTCTGCCAATGGCTTTAGCGTCTCCCAGTATACAAGCGGTTCGCCGCCCCAAAATTCTACTTTAAGCTTATCGGACTTAGGCAATTTGTCAAATTTCTCCAAAAATACTTCGATGTCCGCCTTAGACGTTTCTTCAGCACACTTCATGTATCTTTGTGAACAGTAACTGCACGAATAATTACACGATAAGCCAAGTTGAATCTTGATTGTACTAAACGGACCAGTCTTACGAGCAAATTTTCTCATGTCAGCAAGCACAAACGCTGTTTCTTTTGCAGGTAGAATCTCTGTAATCTTGGTCGAAAATGAATCAAAATAAAACATCTTGTGCGTATTAGTTTTTAGTTCTTCTGCAAGAACTTTAAATATTGGCATACACTTACTTCCAGTCTATTTTTGTATAGTCAACCGCAAAACCGTCAGTTCCGCCAGACGTTACGTAACTGTTAGCAAAGAAAGTTTTGTCTCCGTCGTCATCAAGAATCAAGAAATAAAACTGTAGGTCGGGCGAAGCCAACTCTCCCTCTATGACTACGGGCTTGCGCTTTACCCAGCCGGTTACGTGGGCAAACTCCTCTTCTCCGCCACTCCATTTGTAGATGGAATCGTTGTCCCTCAGGCCCTTGATCGTACCATTCTCCACTTCCCTTAACCATTCCGCATAACCTGCCGTCCACCACCACTGTTTTCCGTCACGACGAACCCACAAAGGATGCTCTTCCGACCACAGCAACGAACCGTCGTTCATGGCCATTAATTTTCGCTGGCCCAAGACAGGGTATTCCAATTCTACGACCATGTTGACACACGTCGCACCTCTGACCCTCATCCCTACCTTGACGTTCTCGATAGCCATCTCTGTTCCGTCTTCCATGAGGACCCTGGTCCCAGCTGGGAAGCAAGAGCAGTCGCAGTTGCAGTTGCAATTATTATAGTTACAGTTGCAATAGTTACAGTTACAAACACAATTACAATTAGGACACAAGAACGTGCCTGGATTGTAGCCACACTGGTTGGAACCGTAGGCAAATCTTGGATAACAATTTGTGAAACCACCGGCGCCGTCAAAACCGGACTGGTTATCTTGAAAACCGCTGTTCGCGTAAGAACAGTACGTCGTAGTCGTGGTTGACGTCATGCCGTACCCTGTGCTGGCAGTCACGGCATAATACACGTAACCGTGAATAGCGTCAAGGTTGTAGTACTGGATTCCAAAAGTAGCGTTACCGTGGGCATAAATGTTCGAGGCGGCTAGCTGTGCCGTAGCGGAATGGCCGAGTTCCGTGTTGACCTGGTTGTAACTTATCTGTCCCTGGTGGGCCGGAAGCGTCATTGTTTCGCCCTCTTTAGCTCTTCAACTTCCAGCTTTAGGGAGTCCACCTGGGCCGAAAGCTCCTTAATGGATTCCACCAGAAGGGGAATCATCCTGTCGTACTTTATCGTCAGGTAATCCGTGTCCGTGTCCTTGTTGATAGGCGCTGAGACCACCGCCTCCGGAAGAACTCTCTGCACCTCTTGGGCGGAAAGTCCGACGTCCGGGACTGCCTTGTAACCGAGCGCCTGTGCTGCCTCGTTGGACTGGTAGTGAAATCCGTTTAGGGACCGCACCTTTTCCAGGGCTCCCTTGATGTTTCCGTAGATGGTCTTCAACCTCTCGTCGGAGTAATACGCTACTACATCACCTGAAGCCCACAGTGCACCGCCGCCAGATATGTACATGTAAGTACTATTGTCGGTATACATCAACGAGTTGGCTAACTGGGTGGCAGAAGAAAACCTTGGAATGTAGGTCGTCGTGCCAGCTACGGCACTTGACGTCGTGGAATTGGATGCGGAGGTCGCGGAGGTCGCGGACCCTGCAGTGTCGGCGTACCCTGCCTTTATCTTCTTCCACGCGCCCCAAGTGGTAGACTCTCTCAACCTGTACGATACGTACTGGTCGTTCGCGTCGGTCACGGTGTGCCTCGGAAACGCGACCTGACAGACATACTGAGCGTACGGGTAGTCGATACCAAGGCCCATAGACCACGAGTAAAACTGACCTGCCCCTGTCCCAGGGCCGTTCGTAGTGCTCTGGAGGTAGTGAAATCCAAAATTGGTGGGGGCGTTAGCGTCGCCCTGGGTTGCGTGAACCTGACCAAAGTTGTTAAACATCTGGGAAGACGCATTGACCCACGCACCAGACACCTTGACCCAGACCTGCGTCGTGTCGGTCTCGTAAAAGGTCGCACCGTCAGGGACAGTGGTCGGCTTCGTGTCAGCGAAGAGCCCGGTAAATTTATTTCCAGCGTACCTAACTATTGCCATTACAATCCGTACCTTCCTCTCTGAGCGTTGTAGTTCTGGGCAATTTCGGTGGGCGAAAGGACCCGGTTGTAAAGTTTCGTCTGATAGATGTTTCCGTCGAGAGCCTCGCCGAAGCCCGCACCAGTGTCAGCGCCCATCCTAAAGTTGTAGGTGCCCTGTGCTATGGAGTAATCGAGCGTACCGGAGTTGTCAGAAATTCCATTCTTGTATAAAATGGTCGCTCCATCCGTCGCGTGAGAAACGGCAATGTGATAAGTTCCTGTCCCTAAAGGATTTCCAACGAAATACATTCCAGTGTTTATGTAAATGCCGTACCTTCCAGCAATCCAGAGCCTATCGGTCGTCGCCGTACCGTAATTACCGAATATTTCAGCAACATCGGTTGTGGCAGTGATCTTGTAAAAACACTCGAACGTCCACGGGTTCCTTCCAGAAACGAGGCTCGTGTTCGCTATATCGATTGCCATAGCCCCAGAAGAGGCAAAAAAGATGCTTCCGCCGCCAGTGGAATCGAACGTTGGAGCGCCCACTAACACTCCGTGATTACCGTTGCCACTCAGGTCGAATAGCGTGTTGCTAGCGTTGTTCAAGAGGTCGGTTATCGTAGGTTCAGTACCATCCACGCAGTCGATCCGAGGTTGAAAAAAAGATAAAGCACAGGCCGCGTCGGTGGCGTAATAGAAGAAAGTCCTATGTTGAGCTAACGTGGTGTTAGTGGGCCACCTACCGTCGGCTATGTTTCCGACTAAACTTCCTCCACGAACACCGTTTACGTACCAACCGCT